AGTACATTCCATTACTCGTTCTGAGCCGTCCTTCTTGGTAAAGGTAACAGTTACAGGACCAAAAGCTAAATGAGATTTGAGCCACTTTTTAAATAGCTTAAATTCTTTCTCACTCAACTTTTGTTCCTTTGGAATCAAGTTTAAGTTTAAGTTGCTCATTTTCTTTCTCCAGTTGGTCTACTCTATCTGCTAGCATACGGAATAATTCTCCAATATTGATAGCAGTATTTCTTAAAAGTTCAGCGATGTTAGGTTCCATTATATCTCCAATAGTATGTCGGGATTCCACCCGGTATCTTCGTATCCTTCGTAACCTCTAGGGTTACACACAACACGGGTTTCTCCAATTACATAGTCAAACGGGTAATGCGTGTGACCATGTGTCCAAAGTTTAATCTGTGGCCTATCAAGGATAAAGTTACTTAAATCGCTGTGATACGCACCGTTCATTAAACGATCATCTCTGTAGCTTTCATGAACACTTTGGAAACTAGGACTGTGGTGTCCTACAACTACATACTTGTCGACCTCTTTACGATCAACAATACTCTCAATATAACGTAGAGTATCTCGATGTCGATATACTGTGTCGTGAGGCTTAAGGCTGGTGTAGCCTTCTAGTTCCTTACGGATGATACGAAAGTCGTTCATCATATCCCTTACACCGTGAAGGGTTAACGGGTCAGCTTGGTTCATATTAGTCCACAGCGTTCCACCCACAAAAATTACATCGTCAATCTTTTTATAACCTTGTTCAAGGAAATAAACATTAGGAAACTTTTGGCATTCTTCTGAAAGAATAGTCAATGTCTTGTTCCATTTACCGTGGTAAAACTCGTGGTTACCAGCAACATAAATCACATGTGGGAACTGAAAACTGCAACGTTTCAAGAAGTCACGGAATCGTTGAGCGGCTTCTTGTCTACGACCCATGCCCTGACTATTGGCAATAGCAAGTTGGTCAGTGCCATTAGCAGGCTCGGGATGATCGTAGAGATCCTGTGCGACCATAATGTCACCAGAGAGAATTAAGACATCATAATCTTTGTCGTTCTTGACGAATATGTCTGCAAATTCTAAATGCAGATCACTGACTAGTTTGATTTTCATTTATGCTCATTTTTTAAATAAATTTTTGATTGAATTGTAAAGATTTAAAAATCTAAAACTGTGCGGATTAATATAAGGAGGATGATGTGGACACCGACCTTGATTCCAATCACAGGTCACGCTATATTGTTTTCCACAGCTATTACATAAAAAATTGTTGTTCATAGTTCAAGTCCGTTGTTTTTAGCGTAGGTTTCGTATCTCTTCTGTCTCTCTGCTTCGTGCTCGTCGCATAGAGTTTTGATCCATCCTCCACTACGTCTAGTTCCAGGCTTACCACATTCTTCACAGACTTGGCCTGCCCACATTTCTGCCATACGTACCATTCCGTCCACTGTGTCATCACCGCCTTGATAGTAGAAACGCAGTCCGCCAAACTTTTCTTTAATCTGTTCAACTGTTACCTGCGGAACAGCATCGGGAATTTTGTGATTGTGAGGATTATTTTTAAGCAATGCTTCTCTAGTATTATTACGCCATTTGCTATGACCATCTATCTGACTGCAAAGTGCTTCAAGAATCGGCCACCATCCAGTGCCTACAGCAAAGCCACCGTACTTACCTGCAAACATTTCTGGAAATTTAGTTTCCATTTTCTTTGCAAACATTTCGTATTCTTCTTCTTTGTACATTATTGTGCTGCCTTTACATAGTTAAGTCTGGTCACAGCAGTGTCTTTATGCTTCCAATGATTGGAATGATCTTTAACTTTGGCCTTGACTATCACGCAAGCACCGAGTTTAAGATCCACTTTGCTGAACCAAGACACCATCTTATTATCAATTATAGCAGTAATATTAAAAGCGTCAAAGTTATTTGAGTGTTTTGACTCAAGTACTTCGCAGTCTTTGTCAAATACTGTTTTACCTACGTCGGCCAAATAGCCTTTTTCCAAATGTCGAATACGTTTTTCAATTTGATTACGCACATGATCTTTGGCGTAGACATGTGGAAGACAGGCTACATAGCCAACTTTATTGGCTGCTACTACTTCAGCAGACAAAATAGCATTGACTTCGGTTTGAAATTCGTTGTCCCCTTTAACAGCGGCAAACATAAGACGCCGATAATACTTGCGAATCTCTTCTGCTTCTTCCCGATCAATGTCTTCAATTTGAAGTTTGACTGGCATCATTCGAGGATCTGATTCAGAGCCCCAATTAACAGCACCAAGAGTGTAGAGGATATGAAGCTTGTTTGGTTGTTTGTAATAACGAAGTTGACCATCATCTTCATAGACTGCGGTCATTTCTTTAAGGTATTCTTTATTCCATCGTTGAGCTGCACAGGCCAGTTCCAAAACTTCCAGGGTACTGTATTCTTTACTCACGACTGCCGCTCCGTGTTAGTTACGATAAGCATATTTTAACGGAAAATTTGGTTGCTGTCAAGAGAATTTAGATGCTTATAGACCTTTTTGGCTACCTTTTTAATCAACGGGTTACTACCGTAATAGTCTACATAACACTTTAAATTTGGACTTATATAACCATATTGAGTTTTAATTTTACTCAAAACTCTCATCCTAGTCATGTATTTTACAGCCCGTTCTCGGGGCATTGATCGTAATAATTCAATGGCTATACTTACTGCATACGCATCTAGTTCATCTGGATCTGCCAAATATTTGGCATATGGACTGGCAATACCGCTGTTAAAGATTTCGTAAAATCGTGTTCTGCTCTGCTGTTGATGTCGTAATTCGTGTACTACTGCATCATATATTTGAATAAGGAATTCTGTGATTTGCGTATGTAAAAATAAATCAGTAGGAATAAAATTATGATAGACATAAACTTCAATTGGTGTTTCGTTGTTAAAGTCGTGTTCGTGATCGTAAAATGCTTCAACGTAAAAATGACTATGTTCTAAAAAACTGTCTTTTTTAGTTTTGAGAGCTAGGTCTATTTCTTTGTTACGGAACTCTTTTCTAGTAATTGCTACTAGTTTTTTGAAGCTTACGGGCCCGTCATTCATTCTTCGAACGTTTTGACATACCAAATTCACACGTTCTAGAATTGAGTTCATCGTTACATCCTATAAACAATCCTACCTTTGGTAAGATCGTATGGGCTCATTTCAATCTTAACTCTATCCCCTAGGATAACCTTAATCTTGTTTTGTTTGAGCCTACCGCCCATATAACAAAGTACAATGTGTGTCTGTCCATCAACCTGTACTCGAAATGTAGAATTGGGTAAAACTTCTGCTACTGTGCCTGTGAGTTCTAATAGTTCGTCTTTAGCCATGTTTGGTAATAATAAGTGCCCCGTTTTCTAGCTTAACATTAAGAGTGTCGCCTTCTTTCCAACCCTGTGCTTCGCAAATTTCAGGAGGAATCTTCATCATGACATTGTCCGGATCTCCGGGAATGTCTTCGAATATTTCTTCTGCTTTAAAAGTAAGTGTTTCCATTCAAGTTTCCTCTCCATTGTATTTAACAACTAACCAACCTAACCGATTTAAATCTTCTTCTATTTCATCAGTTACTACACTCTCTGGAACGTACTTCATTTTAGACATATACGCTTCACCTTCTTCTAAATCGTAGGTAGCAACACCGCCCATACCACTACAGTACCAATCAATGTAGTCACCCTTTTGTTGCATATCTGCGATTATGCCTCCTGCTGATCTCCAGCTAGCACTCCATCTTTCGTCTTTTAAAATAGGCCACAATTCTCTTTTAACAAAATCATTGTTACACATTGCGGCATAGAGATTTTGAGCATAACTGTCACTGGATCTAACCTTTTCTAAAATCCAATCAGTGGTTAAGAGATCGTATTCCATATTGTTTATTTTACTTTTTGGATCAATCCATTTCTTATCTGCATCCTCTAGAATCTTTTGAAACAAATCCAGATAATCAGCATTAGGCTCTTTGCCTTCTTCCTCGCAGCGTTTGACATAACCTTCCCTTTGAAAAGTATGTCGTTCGGGGCTTTTTGATATTTTAGTCATAGCGTAATTATACTGAACTTTTTTAACTGTGTCAATGACTAATGATTAAATATATTCAATGAACTTTACGGAAATACCCTTTAAGAAAATTGTGCGTTTCGGACAACGCACTATGTTAGACCGGCCATTGTTTTCCACTAGTTGGATTTTGGGAAGATTTTGTAATTATAATTGTAGTTACTGTTGGCCCTATGCCCGCAGTGACCGAGTCGATCACCAACCGCTTGAAGTATATAAATCTACTGTAGACGAGATTAAGCGTCAAGCACGAGCCAATGGGTTTAACCAGTTCCATTGGTCGTTCAGCGGTGGTGAGCCTACTGCTTATAAACAGTTGAATGATCTTGTTAAACATTTAGACGAACTAGAATCCAAATACCAAAGTATCCATATGACCACTAATTTGTCGCCTGGTAGCAAATGGTGGAACACTTGGTGTCGAAATACTGAAATGCTACAGCGCAGAAGTATTACAGCCAGCTTTCACGATGAGTTTGCTCGCGAACAAGAGTTCGGCGACAAGTGTTTACAGTTACAATACGAGCTGGTACACGTTACAATTAACCAAGTTATGGTGCCTGAAAAGTTCTACGAACTCTATGAACGTATGGAACGCTTTCACAAACGTGGAATCAACGTAACACTCAAGCCGCAAAGTGATCCTACAGCGAGTGCGGTTGTAGATGGTTATACTGAAGACATGATACACAAGATGCAAACGGGATTCCCTCAACGTGCTAATGGAGAAGACGCTTACCAAATAGCACTATACGAAGCAGATGATACAGAACACTTGTTCGACCAAGCAGAACGATTTAATGCGTTTAATTTTAATAAATTTGCTAACTGGTCTTGTAATGCTGGATATCAAAGTGTTATAATAAGAGGCAATGACGTTAAAAGAAGTTATAGCTGTCACGATGTGCCATTGGGTACATTAGATAGTTTTGAATTATTTAAGAAGCCGCAACGCTGTATTACTCCTACGTGTGTTAGTTCAGCGGACAGCAAAATACCAAAATGCAAAATAGATTAATATTCAGTTCTGTACCTAAACTAATAAAATCAAATCAATTTCTTCCTATAGATGCCAAAATAGAAAAACATTTTGCAGGCTACGATAGCAAGGAGTTGTTTGAAAAAAATTTAAAAATAATGCCTGAGGATTGGTACTATCGAAATAATATTGTTAACTATACAAGAAATAAACAGGGGTATAGAACTAAAAATTTTAAAGAAATAGATTGGGCTAACTCATTAGTAATGTTTGGTTGTAGTAATGTGTTTGGAATAGGAGTAGATAATACAAATACTATAGCTGTTCATCTATCTAATCTTTTAAAGGTGCCAGTCGTTAATTTAGGTGTTGAGGGGAGTTCTATTAATTATTCTTTGCACAATGCAACTATTTTAAGACATTCTTATCCTATGCCTTTGGGAGTTATTAATCTATGGACTCATTATTCTAGAACTGTTTACTACAATAAAAGGTATTTAGAAAATTGCGGAGATTGGAACAAGAGTCATCATTATTTCTCTGCATGGTCTAATGATGATTCACACTCTGAATCATATGCATTGATCGCTAGTAAAACCAGCAACATTTATTGGGAAAAAATTAAACATTACGAAGCTTCTTTGTTTCCTGATACTGGTAGACTTTTAAATTGCGATATCTACATACCAACAGATTTTGCTAGAGATTTAGTTCATCCCGGAATAAACAGTAATAAGATGATAGCAGAGAAAATTGCTAACAAAATAAATTTATGAATATAGACCTAGAACATTTGCATTTTTGGATGCAGGCTATACGATCTAGTCAAGATCCCATGCGTACAATGGACGCCTTTTGGCAAGGACAGTTACGTAGCAAAGAGTGGTTAATCAATAATCTAATTCGACACGTAGATCGGCCTGTGAGCATAGATATTCACGGAGGGTGGGTAGGTGTTTTAGCTAGTCTTATGTTTCAGTCTCAGCTAGGTCCTATGATAAAACATATTCGTAGCATTGACATAGACTCGTCATGCGAATCAATAGCCAAAC